TGTTTGTAGAATCTGATTGATCAAATCTATAACTATATTTGTAAGAAGAATCAGCACCTGAAAAAGTAATTACAGGAGCTTCTATTCCACCTAAATAATAAGCGTTTGAGGAACCTTGACCGGAGTAAGGATGTCTAGCTGTTTTACTTGCAACCTTAACAGTAATTACTGTAGGAACGGATGCTGAACCATATTCTACTGGATTGGGTAAATTAGCTATTGTTGCTGGTAGTGTACAAAATACATCTTTAGTTCCTGAACTAAAACTAACAGCACCATCTGAATTAGAAGAAGATATAATAGAACTTCTAGTTAACGTAGTACTATTAGCATTTAAGGTACCTAGACCAACTTCAAATTCAGCTGTTCCACCATTAAATATTGCATAGTAAGTTGTGTTACTATTTCCTATGCCTTGAGCAAAAGTTTCAAATCCAGTAACAGCACTAGCAAAAGTTATTACTCCAGTTCCTGTAGTAGTAGTTGTTTGTTTTACTCTATCGTTTAAAACTAAAGCCATTTATTTTATCCTTATGCCATGCTTATAATTGCATTAGCCGGTGTACTTGGATTAGGGAATGAAATTACAAACGAACCATTAGTAGCAGTTTTATTTCCTCCGAAATCTAATACAACACATAATTTATCTCCATTGGTATCATTGTAGATAGCAGCACTATTTGCAGTAAATGTAGCGTTGGTAAGCGTTGAATCAGTAAAATCAACAGATGCTACTGCAGTACCTGAAGCAACTGCTTGCCCTGCTAAAACTTTTCCTGCTGTTGTGTATCCAGTATTATTAGCACTTACTTCTTGACCAGTAAGATAAGCTGTGCTTCCTGTACCATATGGATTACCCGTATACAAAGCTATTTTAAAAGAGTTTCCTCCATTTGCGAAATTGTGTGTTCCCGAAAAGAGTTCTCCTCTAAATGAAAACGGTATTATATTTGCCATATTATTTTTCCTTTATTTAATTTGTTCCATAACTTGATGGTGGTTTAGATTTTATTTGTTGACGGACCATTCCATCTTCATATTGGTCTCTGCGTCTGTAACCGATTTGTTCAGTTGCGTACGTGGTAAGGGCATTTTGATAAAGCCCTTGGTAATATTGTATCATATCCTGTGGACCTTTCAAGTAGCCAAATGTGTTTA